GGCTTTCTTTCACCACCAAACGAATCAAAAAGGCATTGAGATGGCTCAAGACGGTACAACTAGGCTCCAACTGGTTCAAACAGGCTCAGATCGGCTTGAACAGGTTTTAGAGCCCATTACAGAGAAGCTTTATGGCTCTGTAACTCCAAGAATCCACTCACGGCTGCGTCCGGAGCTTCCTACGCGTGGGCAAGAGCTCATCGACTTCAGCAATAGCATCGGATTCCCTTTGATGCCGTGGCAGGAATGGCTGGCGATTGAAGCTCATCGGATCAAGCCGGACGGTCGATGGTTGCATCCGCTGGTTCAGCTGGTCGTGGCTCGGCAGCAAGGCAAGACGACATTTATGAAGCAAAGAATCCTTATGGGATTATTCGAGTGGGACAACAAGCTTCAAATCGGTACGGCTCACAGATTGACGACTTCGTTAGAGACTTTTCGTGATCTAGTGCAGACAATCGAATCGAATGCCGGTCTAGCCAATCAAGTCAAGCGAATTCGGTGGGCTCACGGATCCGAGGAAATCGAATGTCTCAATGGAAATCGCTATATGGTCAAGGCTGGCGCTTCGGCGGCTCGCGGTATCTCCAAGCCATCGACTGTCCACATTGATGAGACGCGAGAGCTCAAGGATGAGACGACTTGGGCATCGCTTAGGTACACGATGATGGCGGCAGAGAATCCACAGCTGTGGAGCTATTCAAATGCTGGAGATCAACACAGCCTTGTTTTAAATCAAATCCGAGAACGCGGAATCGGCGCAGCTGGTGGATCCACAGATGACATCGGTTATTTTGAATGGTCGAGTGATTACGACAAGATCGACGATTCCCCTAAATTCTGGGCAGGGGCGGCAATGGCAAATCCAGCTCTCGGTCACACCGTACACATCGACAATCTTCGCGCCGTGATGAATGATCCGGCAGATGTCGTCCGTACCGAAGTCTTATGTCGATGGGTTCAGACAATCAGCTCTGCGATACCCGCTGGCGAGTGGGCAGAATGCGGAATGGACGAATTCGAGATTGATTCTGAAAATACCGTGTGGATGGGATTGGACTGTTCACCGGATCGTAGGGATGCAGCTCTCGTCATCGGTCAGCGGATAAACGATGAGGAATTCTTCGTCAAGCTCTTGCGTACTTGGCACAACCCGATTTCACTCGATGACAAAGCAATTGCCAATGACATCGCGGATCACTTTGCCGAATATCCGGTCGAAGTGTTGGCGTACAGCCGCCGCACTTCTTCAGCGATTGCGGCTAGACTTCAACCAGCCGGAATCCCAATCGCCGATATAGACGGGGCTCTTTACGGTCAATCTTGCGACGAATTGTTAGGAGCAATCTCATCGAAGAGACTTCGACACGGACAACAGCCGGAATTGACGAAACAGATCCTTTCAGCTGCGAGGCTTCCTTTCGGAGATGGCGGATGGACTATTGGACGCAGAGCTTCTCAATCGACTGTGTGTGCGACCGTGGCTTGTGCGCTCGTCACACATTACGCGACACGCCCACAGACGGATCTTGACATTATGATCGGTTAAAGGTAACGAATCCGTAAAATTGTGGTATGGGTCTAAAAGATTTCTTTATTACAGCGCCGCAACCAATTGCCGATGTCAATGTTGACGCTGCGCTCGCGCCTGTAAATTCTATCGATGCTCTTGGAGCTCCATATTTTGCTTATGGTCAAAGTGCCACACGATCCGAAGCAATGGGCGTCCCTGTAATCGCTCGCGCTCGCGGAATCATTTGCTCAACCGTTGCATCATTGCCACTTGAGACAAAAGTTAAAGAAACGAATGAAACTGTTTATTCGCCACGCATTATTCACCAGCCGGATCCAAGAATTACCGGCGCAGAATTTTGGGCGTGGATTGCGGAAGATTTGCTTTTCCGTCCCGCAGCTTATGCAAGAGTATTATCTCGGTACGCTGACACGGGAAGAATTCAAGCAATGGAAAGAATTGCACCTGAGCGCGTAGAAGTTATGACAAACGGGCTCGGTACAGAAATCGATGCTTATCGTGTCGATGGATATTCAATTGATCCGTCAGATCTCGTCGTCTTCGGAAATATGCAAGAAGGATTGCTCAACCGCGCCGGTCGCACCGTCCGCGCAGCTCACGCGCTTGAAAAAGCGGCTTACGACTTCGCATTGAATCCAATTCCACAGATTGTTTTGTCAAGCAATGGCGTACAGCTTCCAAAGGATCGAGTCGCTTCTCTTATCAATGCTTTCAAGAATAAAGCGTCAAAGGCTGTCACATTCTTAAACGCAGACATCAAGATGGACACAATTGGTTATGATCCTAAGAATTTGCAGATGAATGAGGCGAGACAATATCTCGCTTTGGAACTCTGCCGCGCTATCGGATTACCGGCATGGTTCGCGTCAGCTGATCCATCCAGCACAACATACTCCAACGCTGTAAATCAGAGGCGCGACCTAATCGATTTCTCGATTCGTCCCGTGCTCACGATTATCGAACAGCGTCTATCTTTGACGGATTTCACTCCAGCTTCACAGTATGTCCGTTACGACCTAGACGATTTCTTGCGTGGCAATCCTTTAGAACGCGCTCAAGTGTATGAAATTCTCAACCGCATCGGTGCAATGAGCATCGAGCAGATTCAAGAAGAAGAGGACATGATCGGATGAAGCTAACTACACCAATGACAATCACGGCGGCGGATTCCGAATCCCGCACAATCACCGGACGCATTGTCGCATTTGAAGAGGCAGCAAACGCATCAACCGGCAAGGTGGTCTTTGCAAAAGGATCAATCGAGCCAAAGGATGTCTTGCTTAATCTTGAGCACGATCGCACTCGCAGAATTGGAAAGCCACTTTCTATTTCTTTATCTGACGATCAGATGAGCATCAATGCAACATTTAAGGTCGCTAGTACAACAGCTGGCAATGATGCGCTTATTGAAGCAAGCGAAGGATTGCGCGACGGCTTCTCGATTGAATTGGCTGTCGATGATTATGTAAATCAGAAAGACGGCACAATGCGCGTCTTGGCTGGGGAACTCACAGGCGTCGCACTCGTCTCAGAGCCAGCCGTCAGATCAGCTCGCGTCGCAGAAGTAGCGGCGACCGAAGGCGAAGAAGATTCCGAATCCACACCGGAAGAGGATGCAACACCAACACCAACAACAGAAGGAGACGAAGTGGAAAACACCGTCACAAACGCGGAAACCGTCGAGACGGTAGAAGCCGCACAGTCAGTAACAGCGTCAGCTAAGTCTGTCGCTTACTCAAAGCCACGCATCGAGCTCACAGCTGCAAAGTATCTTGAAAACAAGATCATGGCAGCAATGGGCAACGAAGACGCTCGTCAGTATGTACTTGCAGCTGACAACACAACAGACAACGCTGGTCTTGTACCAACTCGCCAGCTTGCTGAAGTTATCAACGGACTTTCAACAACCGTCCGCCCATCAATCGATGCAATCTCACGCGGCACTCTTCCAGATGCCGGTATGACTTTCGAGATTCCAAAGATCACAGTTGCGCCAGCGGTGGGAACAGTCGCCGAAGATGCAATTTTCACAGAGACAGATCAGAACTCTGCATTCGTCTCAGTCGATGTCAAGAAATTCGCGGGTCAGCAAAAATTTAGCGTTGAATTGCTCCAGCGCACTTCGCCCGTCTTCTTCAATGAGCTTCTCAGTAATATGGTTGCAGCTATGGCGAAGCAGCAGGACACTTACACAAACAGCGTTCTTGTAGCTGGTGCAACAGCAGATGCAACAACCATCACAACATATCCAACAGCAGCAGAGCTTCTTGCCTTTATTGGTCGCGGCGCTGCATCTGTTTATGGTGCTACAGCTGGTCTTGCAAATCCATTTGCTCGCAACATTTTGGTCAACACTTCACAATGGGGAAATCTCATGGGTCTAAATGATTCAGGTCGCCCAATTTACAACGAAGTAACTCAGCCAATGAACCAACCTGGTCTCGCAACTCCAACATCACTTCGTGGACGCGTTGCAGGACTTGATCTCTTCGTTACAGCTAACACAGCTGCAACAACAGACACAGATGATTCAATCTTGATCATCAACCCTGACGCATACACATGGTACGAGTCACCTTCGTATCAGCTTCGTGCTGAGTCAACAGCGGACGGATCCATTACCGTGGGCGTCTATTCATTTGGTGCCGTGGCGACGAAAATTGCCGGTGGTGCTTTTGGCGTAAATAAGGGCTAATTAGCCACAGTTAATCATCGGTTAGTTCGCTCCCGAGCTAACCGAGCAGAAGAAGGGAAGAGCTCATGTCAATAGTCACTCCGACGCAGCTACGGGCTGTCTTGCAGGTGAGCTCTTCTCTTTACTCTGACGCATATCTTCAAAAGGTGATAGATACAAGCGAGCTCACGATTTTGCCGCTTCTTGAATCATATTCTTCATCCGTCACATATCGCCGCTTGGCTTCCAATGTGGCAACCCTTACGACAAACACTCCACACAATTACATCGTTGGATCAAGTATTGTCGTCTCAGGAGTGGACGCAACATTCAATGGCTCTTACACAGTCACAGCTGTGGATGGCGAATATCTTTTTTCTTACGCGAAAACAAACGCAGACATCAACAACAACGCGGTCATTCCTAACGGAGACACTTATCTTTCAGGCAAAGATGCCGCCACAATCTACGCAAACAATCCAGCTGTTTATGAAGCCATCATTGTCATATCCGTCGAAGTCTTCCAATCAATAAATGCAGCTGGCGGACAAATTGAAGGTGTGGACTTCCAGCCAACACCATACAGAATGGGTCGATCACTTCTTAATCGTGTCATCGGCATTCTAGGCAAATCCTTAGACACCGGAGCGATGCTGGCATGACAGCTTCATCCATCGCCGTAGATATCCGTGGAGTGTTAAAGACAGCTATCTCCAGCGTCGCCGTCAATCCCTACGATTCGGTTCCCGAAGCTCCGCAGGTTCCATTTGCTGCCATCGTCCCAAACACGCCTTATCTTGAGCCCAATCTCATCGGGACATCAACTCGCGTCAAAATCAATCTCATCATCACAGTAGGAGTCGCTATGTACTCCAACAATGCAGCTCTCGACAACATTGAGCAGCTGGTCATGGACATTCTGGCGGTTATCCCGTCAGGTTACACGGTGGGATCCGTGTCTAATCCGATCCCGATGACACTTGCCAGCGGGTCAGACATTCTCGCTTGTGAGATCGACATCTCAACCCAATACACACAAACTAACTAGGAGTAATTATGCCAACGACCGTCATCACCGGACGCGATCTTGTTTTGACGATCGCCACCGTAAATTACGACGCACAAGCGACATCTGTATCACTTGAAGCCGACCATGTCATCGAGACTTATCAGACACTCGATGGACGCGCTTACAAGGCAATCGACGACAGCTGGACTCTCAATGTGGAAATGCTTGCAGACTGGGGAGCAACAGGATCACTTTGCGAATCACTTTGGACAGCTTGCGAATCAGCACCAAACACGACTTTGGCGGCTTCCGTCACAGCTGCAACCGGCGCTGTATTCGCTTGCAACATCTTGCCGACATTCCCATCCGTCGGCGGTTCAGCACCAGACGCACAGACAGTCTCACTATCCTTTCAAGTAGTGGGAACACCTACAGAAACATTCAGCTAAGAGATAGGAAATCGGGAGCATGAGAACAGGAATCACGGTCACATACTTTTCAGGAGAGTCGGAATCGTTCACGGCATCGACACCGGAATTCGTAAAGTGGGAAAGAAAGACAGGCTTGAAGGTTACACAGCTCGGCGAAAATGTCGGACTTGATGATCTTCTATTTCTAGCGTACAACGCAAAGAAAAGAGAGCTTGGCGGACAACCCATTAAGCCATACGAAATTTGGTGCGACACCGTGGACGATATCCGATCTGAAGAGGCTGATGTCCCAAAAGCTACGCCGTCGGAAGCTTAAATCGCGTCCTTGTTGAATTAGCACTTGCAACAGGAATTCCGATGAAAGAGTGGGAGACGGCGGAGCAGATTTACACGGCAATCGAAATATTGGAGAAGCGAAATGGCAAACAAGGCAGGTAGAGGCACATTTGCCATCACCGTCGATCCTGTCGAATTTCGCAATCTAATCGGCTTGCTGAATAAGCTTGACAAAGAGACTCAACAAGAAATCCGAGATGGTGCTTTGCCATTGTCTAAGAGACTTGCTGGACAGCTTCTTATGTTCAGCCAATCCGCGCCGGCTCCACAGACAAAGCTTGTCGCACAAACAATCGATGCCAAAAGAGATCGATTGATTCGTGTCGATATTGGCGGATCCAAAAAGGTCGGTCGCAAGTATGGCGGAGAGCAATCAAAGTCAGGCAGGGGCGCAAAGGTACGCCAGCAAGCTGCACCAGCTGGTGCGCTTCTTTGGGGAACAGAATTCGGATCTCACAAAGGCGTGGACTCACTAGGTCGCGCCTACACAGACAGATTCAAGGCGCCATCAAATAAACGCGGCTACTGGATCACTCCGGCGGTTGATTATTATGTGCCAGTAGTTGCGCGGGAATATGCGGAGATGGTTCAAACCGTCGTAAAGAAATTGGGGCTTGACTAATGGCTGGAATTCCAAAAGTAAAGATAACTTTTGACGCTGACTTCGATGAGCTCAAGCGTGGAGTCAAAGGCGCCGAGCAAGAAGTTCAAGGCTTTGGCGACAAGATGGGCAAATTTGGCAAAGCAGCGGGAGCCGCTTTTGCCGTAGCTGGCGCAGCTGCGCTTGCGTATGCCGGCGTACTTCTTAAGCAAGGCGTTGAATCCGCGATTGCCGATGAACAGGCTCAAGCCAAGCTTGCGACTACATTACAAAATGTTACAGGCGCCACCGATGCCCAAATCGCTGCCGTCGAAAATCAGATTCTTCAGACTTCTTTATTGACAGGGCTTACAGACGACCAGCTTCGTCCAAGCTTTGAAAGACTCGTTCGCGCCACAAAGGATTCTGACGCAGCTCTCAAGCTTCAATCGATTGCCGTCGATGTCGCAGCTGGATCCGGTAAATCTCTCGAAGCCGTAACCAATGCCATGGCTCGCGCAGCTGAAGGCAACACAGGCGTTCTTGCAAGATTAGGCGTCGGACTTACTTCGGCGCAGCTCAAGACCATGTCCATGGACGAAGTTACAAAGTCATTAGCGACGACTTTTGGCGGACAAGCTGCCGTTCAAGCCGATACTTTTGCCGGAAAGATGGCTCGTCTTCGCGTCGCATTTGATGAAGGCAAAGAGACCATCGGATCATTCGTACTTGATGCAATTACGCCAATGATTGACACCGTCGTGAATAAAGTCATTCCAGCAATTTCGACATTTATCAATTCAATCGGTGGCGCAGATGGACTTAAAGGCACATTCCAAAGTGTCATCGAATTGCTGGTCTCAATCTTTCAGCCTGTACTTGAAGGCATTAAATTCGCTTTTGACCAAATCAAAGACGCGGTCATGGGTAACAAAGAGCAATTCATTGCCCTATTCAAATTCCTCAAAGACTTTGTTGCTCCATTCATGGGCAGCGTTTTCAAAATTGCAATTCAGGGAATAGGTATTGCGCTCGGAGTGGTCATCAATGTGGTAGCTACTTTGGTAAGCGGATTCCAAACGCTCTTTGGAGTTATCAATTCGGTCGTGGGAGCAATCCGCACAATGATTTCACTTGTCGCTAACAATCCAGCGGTCAAGGGAATCTCAAATGTCATTTCCAACGCTTTCGGCGGATTCCGCGCAGAAGGCGGCAGCGTCACAGCTGGAAAAGCCTATGTCGTAGGAGAGCAAGGCGCGGAGATGTTCGTCCCTAGATCGAACGGGACAATCGTGCCAAATGGCGGCATGGGCGGATCCACAATCAACATCACGGTCAACGGCGCAATTGACGCCGAAGGTACAGCGCGCACAATCGTCGATGTCTTGAATCGCTCGAATGCTCGCGGCACTTTGGGCGCTAATCGATTGGCTTTTGTATGAGCATTTGGTCGCCTACTTGGAGCATCGAAATCGATGGCGTTGAATACAAGGATGTGGCTCTTTCAAATCTGACAATTAGCTCGGGCAGAAATGACATCTACACCCAAGCAATTGCCGGATATCTAAATCTGACTCTCATCAATCTCGACGATTCGGGCATCAATCCAACAATCAATTCAGGCGTGACGGTCTTTGTCGATGATTCCAATGGTGATCCAATTGCCCTATTTGGCGGCTCAATCACAGACATCATTATCGGCGTTCAATCCGGTGGGTCGATTGGAGTGACTCAGACAATCTCCATCACGGCTCTAGGGGCGCTCTCAAGGCTTCCAAAGGTGCTCACAACAGGCGTGTTAGCCAAAGAATTAGACGGCGAACAGATTTATTCCATCTTGGAAGGAATTTTGTACGGATCTTGGAATGAAGTTCCGGCAGCTCTGACATGGGCTGGATACAACCCGACCACGACTTGGGCAAATGCTCAGAATTCAGGGCTTGGGGAAATCGATGAAGGCAACTATGAATTGACATCTAGAAGCGCCAATGTCACCGATGCGTATTCTCTTGTGGCAGCTTTAGCCAATTCCGGATTGGGCTATTTGTACGAAAATGCTTATGGACAGATTTCCTATGCTGACAGCACCCATCGCAGCTCTTATCTTTCCACGAATGGCTACATTGATTTAAGCGCAAATGACGCTTTTGCATCCGGTCTTCAGCTGGCGACAAGATCAGGGGATGTCCGAAATTCAGTCACGCTGAAGTACAAGAATAATCAACAAGTTTCGGACACCGAGCAAGCTTCGATTGATATTTACGGCGCTTTGGAGCAATCAATTCAAACGACCCTTGAACATACAGCCGATGCCATTTCCCAAGCCGCTTTCTATCTCGCACTTCGAGCCTATCCAAGAGCAAATTTTAATCAAATCTCATTCCCTATCGGATCACCGGAAATCGATGATTCTGATCGAGACAACATGCTAGGCGTGTTCATGGGAATGCCCGTCACAATCAACGATCTGCCCAACAACATGGGAACCAAATTCCAAGGATTTGTCGAAGGCTGGCAATTCTCAGCGGGCATCAATTCTCTGACGCTTTCCATGTATCTGACTCCAACCGAATTTTCGCTTCAAGCTATGAAGTGGAATGATGTGAGTGGCGCAGAGGCTTGGAATACTTTATCAAATACACTTATCTGGGACGAAGCTTTCATCGTCGCTTAAAGGAGACAACATGGCAACAACAACGCCGAATTTTGGCTGGACAGTACCTACTTCGACCGACTTGGTCAAAGATGGGGCGACCGCAATCGAGACTCTTGGAGATAGCATCGATGCGTCTTTTGTGGATCTCAAAGGCGGCACAACCGGACAAGTGCTGGCAAAGGCATCCGGTACAGATCTCGATTTCTCATGGGTTGCGCAGGATGACTCCAACGCAATTCAAAATGCAATTGTCGATGCAAAAGGTGACTTGATAGCTGCAACAGCTGCGGACACTCCGGCGCGTTTAGGCGTGGGCACAAATGGACAAGTTTTAACAGCTGATTCAGCTGAGGCAACTGGTCTCAAGTGGACAACCGTTGCAACCACACCAACATTTTCGGGCGTAAAAGTTTTTAAGTCAGCCAATCAATCAATTTCAAACTCAACAGTCACAGACCTAACTTTTGATTCAGAAAGTTTTGATACAGACGCATTTCACAGTACCGTTACAAACAACGACCGTTTAACTGTGCCAGCCGGAAAAGCTGGAAAGTATCTTGTATTGGCAAAAATAAGCTTTGCTGGTGGAGTAAATGGAATTCGTCAAGTGTATATCTATAAAAACACTACTTTTCAAGATTATTTGACTTGGCAAAATATTTCGAACAGCAATGCGGATATGGTTCTCAGCATTATTGTCGATTTAGCCGTTGGTGATTATGTAAAGATGGCGGTATGGCAAAACAATGGCGGTTCATTAAACGCAAATGGTGGCGCAGCTTACGACACTACTTTTTCAATGGAATACCTAGGAGCATAAATGTACGAGACAATAACAGAGGCTTATCCGGAATTGACAGATGCGGACTTTATGCCACCCAAAGGATCAATTGTTTTAAAAGATGATGGAGACGGAATCGTCTATCTTGAAAAATGGGAATACTCAAAGCCAATTCCTGAAGGGCTCAAACTAGGCAAATGACCTATCCAAACGGTACAGCTGCGCTCGCTCTTGAGATTGCAAAAGCCGAAGTCGGCACAATCGAAGAAGGCGACAATCTGACAAAGTACGGCAAATTTACAAAAGCCGATGGGTTGCCGTGGTGCGGGTCATTCTGCAATTGGGTACTTGCCCAAGCTGGAGTCAAGGTTCATTCTGTTGTCTCGACAGCTGTGGGAGCTCATAAGTTCAAGGAGATTTCTCGATGGAGCGAGACGCCATCAATCGGCGATCTTGCATTCATGGACTTTCCACATGACGGAGTCGATCGGATTTCTCATGTGGGAATCGTCGTCGGAATAGATGGCAAAACAATCACAACCATCGAAGGCAATACATCCGGCACAGGCGATCAGCGCAACGGCGGAATGGTAATGGTCAAGACTCGCACCGTAGGGAAAGAAGTGGTCGGCTTCGGTCGTCCAAAGTATGTCCCTTATAAGGGAGACTTGCCAATCATTGAAGTCGCAGCGCCGAAGAAATCTATTCTGAAAAAGGAGAAAAAGAAATGACAGATCTCAAAGCAATGGCAGCGTCATGGGCGCGCTCATTCTTGGCAGCGGGTATCGCTGTTTACATGGCAGGAATTACGGATCCAAAGGCAATCGCCGGAGCAGGGCTCGCAGCTGTGCTCCCTGTCGTCTTGCGTTATTTGAATCCGAACGACACAGCTTTCGGGTCAAAGGGGAAGTGACTCGGACGCCGCTCCGGATTGCTCTAGCGACGGGTCTTTTGCTAGGGCTTTCCGGCTGTGGTCAATATCAGGGTTGGACTCGATATGAATGCCAAGAATTTAAAAACTGGCAAAAGCCTGAATGTAATCCGCCGCAATGTAAGGCAACCGGCGTCTGCACCGAAGATATCTATGGAGAAGATCCCAATGCGTACACAGCGACGACTAACAAATGAGCAGCTTAAAGCTCGCCTGATTGTCTTTATCGGAGTCTCTTTGGCTCTGACTTTTATGTTTTCCGTCGGTGGAATGCTTTACGCTCTTATCTTCGTCACTCAGCCACTTGGCGACCAAGCGCCCAACGATCGAGCATTCATCGAGCTTCTCACGACCCTAACCATTTTCTTGACTGGATCTCTTGGCTCTGTACTTGCATCCAACGGACTCAAAGACAAGCCAAAAAGTGGGGAAGACACGCCCAAATCCACGCCTGAATCTTGACCTTGTCTGACTTTTGCTTCACTCTTTAGGCAGGGAGCGAGAGACGCTTCCGGATCGGGAGCAAATATGTACACAATCATGGAAGTAGCTGCGTGGATGATGCTGGGCATCTTGACGGGCTTTACCGGCGGTTACACGCTAGGACTTAAAGAAGGCAAGCGCGAAGGATTTATTCGCGGCAAAATCGCAGCTCGCAAGAATATGGAAGTGCGATAAATGGGATTCTTGGACAATTACGAAACGGTCAATCAAAAGGTCAAAAGACTTCACGCCACATATCCAACAAATCGCATCGAGACATCGATCATCGACTGGCAGCCTGAGAAGGGATATATCCTGATCGAGTGCCGCATTTATCGTCATTATGAAGACGAAAAGCCAGCGGCGATTGATTACGCTCATGGAATGGTCGGCGCCTATAACGCCCAAATGAAACGCTGGTATGTGGAAGACACAGTCTCCAGCGCAATCGGTCGATGTGCGTCCGTCGTGCTGGGTACGGATGAAAAGCCAAGCCGTGAGGACATGAATCAAGTCGAGCACATGCCAAAAGCATTTGTTGAAGATGATCCATGGGCGAAGCCAATTTGGGAAGAAGGATTTACAACAGCCAAAAGCGCCGTGGCAGAGATTGAATCAAAGCTAGGCGGAGAGCTTGTCGCTGAATCTCCAATTTGCGCACATGGACACATGCTTTTGAAAGAAGGCACAGCGAAGACTGGCAAGCCGTATAGAGGACATGTCTGCACCGAAAAGGTCAAGGCAAATCAATGCTCTCCGATTTGGTATGTATTAGCTTCGGACGGCAAATGGAAAGTGCAGCTCTAGCATGGGAGAGCTATATATGGAGAAGCCAAATGGTGAATCTCTGATCATCCAGCTAGACGGCACAGAAATCCGCAATGAGCCGATTGCAATTGACTGGTGCGATAAGTGCGAAAGATGGAAGCCGCTGGAAGGTGGACGCCATGAAAAGCATGACGGTCTCACAATTTTGTGGTTTTGCTTGGAATGCACAAAATGAGCCACAAATACACATTCCAAGCCGGTTCATTTGGCTGGACAAATTGCGATTTATGCGATGACGATGTCATGTGCAACGAATACACCCGAGACGACGGACTCGTTCAATGGATCTGTAAGAAGTGCGAGGATAAGAATCATTTATGAGAATGAAAATATCGCATGAGCAAGAATGGGACGCAGCTCGCGTTGCCATCGAGCGAGTCGAAGAGATTGACGGGCATCCGGATCATGCCAGCCGATACAACAAACAGCTCAACTTTCACGATTACATCTTGGAAGTAGCTGAATCAATTGGCGCTGAATTTGCTGTGGCGAAGTATTTTGGGATTCAAGACTTTAACCCAAGAGCTTCACGATTTAAGCGGACAGCCGATGTTGGCTCAATCATCGAAGTCAAATGGACAAAGTACGATGCCGGATCTCTCATCATTTACGACAGCGATCGCAATACAGACATCGCCATCCTTGTCACAGGTAAGAGCCCGAATTATGTACTTAAGGGCTGGATTCCGGTGGCTATTGCTAAGAATCAAAAATGGCGCAGACGCGACCAACCGACCTACTGGGTCGATCAATACAATTTACATCCCATCGAGAATTTAAGGAGATCGAGCCATGGAGAAGCTACGCTTCCAATGCAGGGTTGAAAAGAAAGTCACAGATCACGCCGTGTTTGAGAATGAAGTGCCACTTGGCGACGATGTCGTGCTGGTTCAATGTCTAGGGTGCGGAATCATGGGAGTCAATCAAAAGGCTGACGCCCGTGGCTGAGTACGACTTTCGATGCGAAGTCTGTGGCAAGACGAAGACGGTCAAAAGAGCGATGGACGACCAGCTTCAACGCGATCCATATTGTGATTTGTGTGAACTACCTATGGCGCGAATTTGGACAGCCAATCCAATCCACTTTAAGGGCAAAGACTGGGGACACCAATGAGCCAAGTTAGCTACTTTTACCGATGCCCAATCTGTGCGTCATGGAAGAAAATCACGGTTGGAATTTTTGAAATGTATGTTGTTCCAAGCTGTGATCGATGCCAAAATTGGATGGCTAAAGTCGAGGATGATGCCAAGCCATACATTGAAGGCGAGAACTAGCCTGTGGATAACCTGTGGACGACACTCCCAAAGCGCGCTCAACTTATCCACATATTTGCGTCTTACTTGACAGCCTTGCTACCGTCCAGCTCTGCAAGCGAGCGCCTGAGGGCGTGTAGCTCGCTAAGGAGACTGGCGGTTGTGGGGATTCTATGCCTATTCATAGGCGCTTCTTTGTTACAGATGCAACCCGCACAAGCTACAAATGCGGATCATTACAAGCTATACGCACATTCTAGAATCATCAATGACCAGCAATACATCTGTTTCAAAAGAATTATTTACAAAGAATCTCGATGGAATCCAATGGCAAAGAATGGCAGCCATTACGGATTGGGACAGATGCGATCAACTCATTACAGAGAGTTAGATCCTTATCGTCAGATAGATGCCACCATCAAGTACATTAAAAAGCGTTATGGTTCAATGTGTAAGGCTTGGGCATTCCATCAAAAGAAAGGCTATTACTAGGATGACACTCCACTCACAGCGCAAGGTCAACAGCGCCACATGGAAGAAGCTTCGTCTGCGTATCCTTAACAGAGACGGAAGAGAATGCTATTGGTGCGGCATGGAAGCCAACACAGTCGATCACATCATTCCCGTAGCCAAAGGCGGGACAGATGATCCGGACAATCTTGTCGCAGCATGCCGTCGATGCAACTTTTCAAAGCAGGACAAGATGCCTGATGAGTTTGTAATGCAAAGGGCGGGTCTTTTTTCTTCGCCTGAT